AAGAAAATCGCCTTTAACAATTGCAATAACAACAGCAGGTTATGATAAAAATTCAATATGCTGGGAAGTTCATGAATATGCAATGAAAGTTAAAAATGGGACAATCAAAGATGATTCCTTTTTAAGTTGTATTTATGCTGCTGACCCAGATGACGATTTTATGAGTGAAGAAACCTGGAAAAAAGCAAACCCAGGATTTGGGACAATAGTTAAAAAAGAATATTTAGAAAAAGAAGCTAAGAAAGCTCAAAAGGTTGTTTCTTACGAAAATACTTTTCGTCGATTGCATTTAAATCAATGGACTACTAATGAGACAAAATGGCTTAGCGATTCTCAATGGATGGAATGCAATATTGCACCAATAAATTTAGAAACATATAGAGGAAAAAAATGTTGGGCTGGACTGGATTTAGCAAGCGTTAAAGATATTAGCGCATTTGTTTTAGTTTTTCCTGAAGATGATAAAATTGACGTGCTACCATTTTTCTTTTCGCCAAAAGATAACGCATTTATTAGAAGTCGACGGGATGGGGTTGATTATATTGGTTGGGAAAAGCAAGGCTTAATGACTTTAACAGAAGGCAGCGTGACAGATTATAATTTTATAAAAGAAAAAATTAAAGAAATCGCTGAGCAAGTTAATATTGTTTCAATCGCGTTTGACCGATGGAATGCTTCTCAATTAGTTATTGACCTGGTGAATGATGGATTGCCAATGGAATCATTTGGGCAAGGCTTTGCGTCAATGAGCGCACCAACGAAAGAATTAGAAAGGATGGTTTTAGATAAAAAAATAAACCACGCTGGAAATCCAATATTAAGGTGGATGTGTGGCAATCTGCAAATGAAATTAGACCCATCCGGGAATATTAAAATGGACAAAGCTAAGTCAAAAGAAAAAATTGATGGAATGGTAGCTTTAGCAATGGCCATTGGTAGTTATATGTCAAGAGAAGAAGACGGCGAAAGCAATTATGAAGATAGAGGCATGTTGTGGATTTAATTATATTTGCCGAATAATATTGTTTTTGGATTAAAAAGAAGGCGTTATGAAGCTAAAATTCAAGCGCTTTTTTTTATGTTTTGCGCCAGGCGTAGTTAAAAAATGACGTTTTCAGGCTAAAAATACCCTTAAAAAAAGTTTAAAAAAGGCCTAAAAAGCAAGAAAAATTAATTTTTTTTAAGCTAATTCTTATCTAGTAAATAAAAAAAAATGCACTTTTTTTGTTAAAAAGTTTCAACGGTATTCAAAAAGCTGTATATTTACACCATAATAATTAACAAACAAAAAACAATGACAACAATAGAAACAACAACAATCAACAACGAAACCTACACAATTCAATTTAATGGCTCAGCAACATATTTTGTAATAGATTCAACTGATACTGCAATATTTCGTTGCTCAACATTAAGAAAAGCAAAAAACTTTTTAAATAAAGTTCAAGGATAATTAATTAACAAACTAAAACACAAACACGATGAAAACTTTAAATAACACAAACAATTTAAGCGAAGAATTAATTAGAATAAAATTACAATTATTAAAATTTGAATTCAATGCTGAATTTGAAGAATTCCCAGGAATGTCTGCTAGTAAAAATAAAGCGTATATAGCAAAGCAAACTTTTAAAATTGACCCAAATTCTTTAGGGCAATTCGCTCCAGCTATAAAAGAAATGTCGGCGGCTGTTACTGCAATGTATGACAGCACGAGCAAAAAGATTGTAATTGAATATTCTTATAAGCACCCAAGCGGTTCTAATGGCTACGAAGTTGTATTAACTAATAATTCAGATTCTATGCGGTGGTGGGTAGACAGAAGTTTGTAAAACTTAAAGCCAATTTGTTTGTTAATTAGTACGAGGGGAGCAATAGCTCCTCTTTTACTTTTAAGGCCATTTAAAAGACTTTTAAGCATTAAAGCATATAAACACCTTAGAAAATGATAAAAGTTCCTTAAAATCAGTTTAAATAGCCTTAAACAAAGCGATTAAATATATTTTGAAATGCGTGATACTTATTGTAGGTTGGACTATCTTTGTATTTTAAAAGCATATATTAATGGGATTATTAGACTTTTTGCGGTCAGAAAAAAGAGCAGATAATGGAAAAACATATCTTCTTAGCCAATTAGGATTGACGGGAGGAGCAAGAACGGGGGTTCGAGTTGATGAAAATTCAGCTTTAACATTTGGAGCCGTTTATGCTTGTGTAAGAGTTTTATCAGAGTCTATTGCTTCTCTTCCTGTTCATGTTATGAAAAGAGAAAAAGACGGGAATGTTATTACTGACCGGGTCCACCCAATTTACAAGTTAATTTCTAAAACGCCAAATAAAATTATGACCAGTTATACCTGGCGCCAAAGTTTAATGGCGAATTTGGTATTGCAAGGGAATTCTTATTATATAATTAAAAGAGACAATTCTGCTAGGCCAATTGAATTGGTTTATGCAAATCCTGAAGACGTTCAAATTAAGTATTTAGATGGCGAGCTTTTTTATGACATTAAGGGTTATGATAAGCCATTTACTGCTGAAAATATTCTTCATTTTTTAGGGCTTGGATACGATGGGTTAAAGGGGAAATCTGTTGTAGAATTGCACCGAGATACTATAGGGCTTAGTATCGCCGCAAATCAATTTGGTGGTTCATTTTATGGAAATGCTGCAACGCCTTCAGGAATCCTAAAACACCCAGGAAAACTTTCCAAAGAAGCTGCTGACAGATTAAAATCAAGCTGGAACAATAATTATGGCAATGGACCGGCTAATTCTCACAGAACAGCAATCTTAGAAGAGGGGATGGAATTTAAGCCAATTTCAATGAGTCCTCAAGACGCTGACTTTTTAAATACTAGAAAATTTCAAATTTCAGAAATTGCCAGGTTGTTTAGAGTTCCTCCTCATATGATTCAAGATTTAGACCGTGCAACATATTCAAATATTGAACAACAGTCAATTGATTTTGTTATGCATACTTTAAGACCATACCTTGTTAATTTAGAAGAGGAAATGAATCGAAAATTATTTAGAGACAATGAACAAGATTCATATTATATTAAATTCAATGTTGGAGGATTATTAAGAGGTGATTCAGAAGCCCGTTCAAAATATTATAGAGAAATGTCTTCAATTGGCGTTTTATCAATTAATGAAATAAGAAGATTAGAAGAATTGAATGATATAGGCGAAGCTGGAGACACACATTATTATCCAATGAATTTTGCACCAATAACAAATGGCGGTAAATAAAGAAATAGAAAAAGGACTTAAAAGGAAAGTCAAAGAACATAACGCAGAGGTCAAAGATTTAAATTTAGACTGGAATGCTAAGGTTAATTATAAAATGCTCTTAGAAGTCTTTGAAAGAGGCCTGGGGGCATATAAAAGCAACCCGGAATCAGTTAGGCCAAACGTTAAAAGCCCTGAACAATGGGCATATGCAAGAGTCAATTCATTTCTTTATGCCATGAAAGAAGGCGAATATCAAAGCGGAAAGCATGATTCAGATTTATTGCCTAAGGCCCACCCAGTTAGAAAAGAAATGGATGAAAGAGCTTTAACAGATATAAACAGAAAGCCAACAAAAGGAATGATTATTGAAGCAGAAATGGGATTGGCTTGGAGAAAAGAATTTGGAAGAGGTGGAACAGCTGTTGGAATTGCACGGGCAAGAGATATTGCGAATGGCAAAAATTTAAGTTTAAGCAGCATTAAAAGAATGTTCAGTTTTTTTAGTCGGCACGAAGTTGATAAGCAAGCTGAAGGTTTTAGACCAGGAGAAGAAGGTTACCCTTCAAACGGCCGAATAGCATGGGCTTTATGGGGTGGAGACGCTGGATTTTCCTGGAGTAGAAAAAAAGTTGAAGAAATTAAAAAAGAACTAAAATCAAAAATCATGGGAAGTTTAGCAGACGACGTTAGGCACATTAAAAACATTGAAGAAACAGAGGATTCCTATGTGGTGACTTTCGCTAAAGGCCATGAGGAAAAACTTGTTGAAGAGCCAATTATGGACGAAAATAATGATATGGAAGAAAACCAAAATGAATCATTAGTAACTGAAAATTCTAATAAAGAAGAATATTACAGCCGAAAAAATTTAGACGAAAATGTTGAGACAAGAAATTTCACTTTGAATAATGTTGAAGTTAGAGAAGACAATGGAAAAAATACTGTTGTTGGATATGGCGCTGTTTTCAATTCTGAATCAAATAATCTTGGTGGGTTTACTGAATTTATTTCAAGAGACGCTTTTAATGGTAGAGAGAATGACGATGTAAGATTTTTATTGAATCATGATGCTAATTATATTATG